TACGTCTACCTATGATTTACCTGTTGATACAATAGATCTTTTAGAGCATCAAATACGAACTGGGTCTGGGAATAGCCAACAAGATTTAACTATAAGTAGAATTAGTGTTTCAACTTATGCGACCATACCTAATAAAAACAATACTGGGAGACCGATACAAGTATTTATAGATAGAAAAACAGGAGCAACTAATTCATCAAGTGTAGTGCAAAACCCTCAGATAAAAGTATGGCCTGTGCCAGATCAGAGTAACACATACACTTTTGTTTATTTTAGGATGAGAAGAATACAAGATGCAGGAGATGGGGTAAATACACAGGATATACCTTTTAGGATGTTGCCTTGTTTAGTTTCTGGATTAGCTTACTATTTATCTTTAAAAATACCAGAAGCGGCTGAAAGAATGGCAATGCTAAAACAAGATTATGAAGAGCAATGGATAATAGCTTCTAGTGAAGATAGAGAGAAAGCGCCATTGCGTTTAGCACCAAGGGAGTTTTTGTACTAATGGGCTCTCCTTTTGCTAGAGGTAAAAGAGCTATCGCTGAGTGCGATAGGTGTGGTTTTAGATATAAATTAAAAGAATTAAAATCTCTTACAATTAAAACAAAAAATGTTAACATATTAGTATGTCCAGAATGTTTTGAACAGGACCAGCCACAACTTCAACTAGGGATGTTTCCTATAAACGACCCGCAGGCTATACGAAACCCACGACCAGATTTAACACAATTTGCAGATTCAGACTCTAGGAGTTATCAATATGGATTTAATCCTGTAGGGTTTAATAACTTTTACAATTTAAATTTAATTAATAATTTAAGTATAGAGTCTCAAGTAGGAGAGGTAAGTGTAACTATAACAGCCCAAGTGGCGTAAGGACTAAAATGAAAAGCAACCCTTTATATAAACAACCAATGAAGACCCCCGTCCCTAATACTGACGGTTATCCTAATAACATAGCTAACACGCAAACAGTAAAAACTAGAGGTACAGGTGCTGCTACTAAAGGTGCTAATTCTTCTAAAAGGCTTGCATAGTGAATTATTCTGAGTTATTTGAAACAATAAAGGGGTATTGTGAAAACGATTTCCCAGATGTTTCTTTTTTAAACAGTGCAGGAGACTCTAATTCGTTAACTAGCACAGAACAGTTAAATATATTTATAAAACAAGCTGAACAAAAGGTTTATAATTCTGTTCAAATACTAGATTTACGTAAAAATGTTACTGGAGAGTTATCTTCTGGTAATCAATACCTGTCAGTCCCTACAGATTGGCTTGCTAATTTTTCTTTAGCTATAATAGATTCTGCAGGAGCGTATACTTATTTGTTGAATAAAGATGTAAATTTTATTAGAGAGTCTTTCCCTAATCCTACATCCACTGGTAAACCTACACATTACGCTTTGTTTGATAACTCTTCTTATATTGTAGGGCCAACTCCGGATCAGGGATACACTGCTGAATTACATTATTTTTATTATCCCGATTCTATAGTATCTGCGGGTACTTCTTGGGTTGGAGAAAATTATGATTCTATTCTTTTATATGGAGCGTTAATCGAAGCGCATATATTTATGAAAGGTGAGGCGGATGTTTATGAAAGCTATATTCAAAGGTATAATGAGGCTTTGGCAGGACTTAAGCAGTTGGGTGAAGGTAAAAATAGACAAGATATGTATAGAACTAAACAAGCGAGGTACCAAGTCAAATGATAGGAAATAGTTCAGCAGTTATTTTAGGTGGTGGGGTTAGAATAATGACAACTTCTGGTAGAGGATTTACACCAGAAGAGATTTCTGAACGAGCTTTAGATAAAATTATAGCGATTAGTGATAAAGCAGATCCTGTAATTAAAAAACAAGCAAAAGCTTTTAGAGAGGATATTAAACATACATTGATCCACTACATGAATGAAGCTATAAAAAGCAATAAAGTTACTTTGATTAATAAACTTAAACAAGCAGGTCATTCCGAGGCAATAAAAATTTTAGAGAAATAGGAGTTAAAAATGGCAATTACACAAGCAATGTGTACTTCTTTTAAAGCACAAGTATTATTAGGTACACACAACTTTCACCCTTCAGGTTCAAGTGCTGCAGATACGTTTAAAATTGCGTTATATACTGCAAGTGCTACGTTATTAAGTGCTGGTACAACTGCGTATATAACAACTGGAGAATCTGCAGGTACAAATTATGTAGCAGGAGGTTCTGCGTTAACTGTTAATGGTGTTGACACGGGAACCACTTCTGGGTTTGTAGACTTCGGTAATATCACATTTAATAATGTAACTATTAATGCAGATGGGGCTTTAATTTATAATAACACTCCCTCTACTTCAGATAATGCGGGGTCTACTTTAACAAATGCGGCGGTATGTGTTTTAGATTTTGGAGGAACCAAACAAGCAACTTCTGGTGACTTTTCTATTATATTTCCGGGCGCAACAAGCGCTGCTGCAATAATTAGGATAGCGTAAATGCCTTCTACCACCACTTATGTTGGTTGGGGCACTGGGCCTTGGGGTAGAAATGGTTGGGGTGCGCCGCAACTATTAGTCACAGTAGATGGTGTAAGTGCTACTGCAAGTGTTGGAAGTGTTACTGTACAACTAGGTAAAATAGTTAGTGTTACAGGTGTAAGTAGTTCTGGGGGTGTAGGGTCTGTTACTGTTGGAACGGGGAGTAATTTTAGTGTAACTGGAGTTTCCGGTACTGGTTCTGTTGGAACTGTTACGATACCTTTTGTAGATGGGGTAGTAGCTACTGGAAGTGTAGGTACAGTTTTAATATGGGGGCAAGTGCAAACCGCACAAACCCCGAATTGGAAAGAAATCAAAGAAGCAGCATAGGAGAAAATTATGGCTTCATCAGCGTCACCAGATTTAAAAATTCAACTTATGGCTACCGGAGAAAACACCGGGGCTTGGGGGGATGTAACTAACACAAACCTTTCTGCTGTAGAAGAAGCAGTTGCAAGATCTACTAATGTAGCGTTTGCAGGTACGGCTAATATAGCTGTCGCTATTACAGATTTTGGCGCTCCTCCACAGGCGGGAAGAAGTTTTAGGTTAAATTTAACAGGAACAGGCACAGTTGGGCAAACCTTAACGGTTCCCGATATAGAAAAAGGCTACATTGTTAATAATGGTCTTAGTGTGGCAGTTAATGTAAAAAACTCAACTTCAACACCAACAACTCAAGTAGCTGCTGGTAAATCTACATATGTTTATAGTAAAGGGTCTACGGGCGTTGTCCCGGCTTTTGATGGAGTTAGTGCGTTAGGCGTTATTAACACGCTAGATGTTGGTGGTAATGCTTCAGTAAAAGGTACATTTAATTTAGGAGGTTCAGCATCTATTGCTTCAACCTTATATGTTACTGGCGATCAACATAATTCAGCAGAGCTTACTGTAAGAGGTGCTATCTCAGGTGCATCTACTCTAACAATTGGAAACACTATTTCAGGAGCAGGAACTTTAAATATTAAAGGCTCTGCATCTATTGCTTCTACTTTATCTGTCACAGGTGCTCAATATAATTCATCTACATTTACAATTAGGGGTGCTATTTCAGGTGCGTCTACTTTAAATATTTCATCAGATATTATAAGTCAAACAAATGTATCATCAAAAGGTACATTAGGGGTTGGGGCATCAGCTACATTTGCGGGTGCAATATCTGCCAACTCTACTTTAAATATAACAGGAGCCGTATCTTCTAATAGTACACTTACAACCACAGGAGCTATATCTGATGGAGATGGTAATTTAAGAGATGTTCCACAAGCTAGAGTTGTTAGTGCTACAGCAGATTTAGTTACAACTGATTTAGGAAATTTTGTACTAAATACTTTAAAGGATAATAAACTTACTGTCCCTACGGGAGATTTTGGCACGGGTCAAATTATATCGGTTGTAAACAGAGCCTCTGCTGCAACGATAGTTAATTCAGTTGGAACAACGGGGTTTATTATAGCAGGAGCAGCAGCTTCTACATCTACTGCTACTTTAGGTAATAATGGAGTATGTTCTATATTATTTATAGGTCAAAACTCAGCGTATTTAACAGGAAATGTGAGTTAGGCATATGACAGGTATTCATCAAATATTGTTTTCATCTTTTTCCGCTGCTGGTGGTGCGGTTGATACTTCTGTACACACCTTTAATTCAGATGACACTCTTGCAATAGGAGGTGCTACTAAACTAAATTGGCTTTTAGTAGCAGGGGGTGGTGGAGGCGGTGGTGGTGTAGCCGGTTCAAATAATGGTGGTGGCGGAGGTGCAGGTGGTTTTAGAAGGGGTCAAAATACTCCTATCACTGGTGATTTACATATTGACATTGGTGGAGGTGGAGCAGGTGGCCCTGCAAGCTCTAACGGAACTGTGGGCGAAGAGTCTAGGCTTTCTTATGCAACTGGAGGGGGCGGTCAAGGCCCAGAAATACTTACCTGTGCTGGCGGTGGTGCAGGTGGCGCACTTGGAAATGCAGGTGGTGCAGGTGGTTCAGGTGGTGGCGGAGGTGGTCAAGGTGCAGCTGGCCCTATCTCTCCTTTTCCCGGTACAATAACGGGTGAAAATACAACATCTCAGGGTAATGTTGGTAGTGGAAATGTACCACCTGTTCCCGGTGGTCGGCCGGGAGGTGGTGGAGGAGGTGCAGGTGGTGCAGGAGGGCCAATAGGTTCTAGTATAGGTGGGGCTGGTGGAGATGCTGTAGTATTTGATTTAGCTACACAATCTTCAGGTTCTGGTGGTACAGTTTATGCTGGTGGTGGCGGAGGTGGTACTGGCACTGGCGGTGCAGGTGGTGGGGCTGATGGAACAACAGTTGGTGGTAGGGGGTCTTCTGGGACAAGCAGCGTTGCCACAGCAGGTACAGTTAATACTGGAAGTGGTGGTGGAGGGGGAGGGGGTGCAACACCAGCCGGTGTAGCAAATGAGGGTTTTGATGGTGGGTCAGGTGTTTGTGTACTTCAATTAGTGGCGTAATATGGCTAAAAAAATGATTTATAGAATTAGTGGTTTAGATAGTGCAATCGAGTTAATTAGACCGGGGGCATCTTATGAGCTTACCCAAAATGGTTTTGAAATATGGAATGACCCAAGACCGCAACCAACAATAGAAGAATTAAAAGAAGTGCAGAAAAAAACAAGAGAGTTTGAAGAAAGTTTAAATCCAATATTTTTAAAAAACCAATTAAAAAGGTAAAAGGATGGATATTTGAGTCACAGTTTTAAAACAATCCATAATTTTCCTGCTGATAGAAATAAAAGATTTCATCCTTGGTGCTTCTGGAGCAAAGCATTTAATGATAATGAACTACAAAAAATTATAGATTTGATGGACTCTTCTAAATTAACTAAAGGTAAAGTTATATCAGGCACAAAAGCAAAATTTAGTAACGTAAGAAAATCTAATGTTAAATTTTTTAATTTTAAAGATGGTGTAGGGTTAGCTGATTGGATTTTTTTTAGATTAAATGCAGTTATAGAAGGTATTAATAATCGGTATTATAATTTTGATTTAAATGGATACGATCATTTTCAATACACAGTTTATCATGGAAAGGAAAAAGGCAAGTATGACTTTCATATGGATACAACTATGGATCAAGATAAAACGGATAATGACTGTAGAAAATTATCAATGACATTTTTATTAAGTGAACCAAATAAAGATTTTAAAGGCGGGGAGTTTCAAATTAATGATTCAGAAGAAAAAAATGCTAGAACTATACCAATGAATAAAGGAGATATAATATTGTTCCCATCTTTCATGCTACACAGAGTTAAACCTGTAACAGCGGGCGTAAGAAAATCAATTGTAGTATGGGTTCTTGGACCTAAATTTAGATAAATAGAGGAGGTTATAACTATGGCACATTTTGCTGAACTTAATGCGGATAATATAGTTATAAAAGTTGCTGTAGTAAACAACGATAAGATTAAAGATTCCAATGG